GAGATTCCTAATGGCATCAAATAAACTAATGGAAGCAGCAGCTGAAATTCTTTCCTCTGGAAAGAGTAAAGCGTCAGCAATGCCACCACAAAAATTACCTGGTGAGGAGGTCGACCTAGGCGGACCAACACCCCAGAATGCGAAGCCAGATGATGACTCGCACAAGATCGATGCTACTAAGGCAGCTAAGAGCGCAACCGCTCCGACAACAAAGCCTTCTGCAGCTTCTGCTGACACTCAACTAAAAATGAGAGAAGAAGAAGAAATCGAAGGTACTGTTGTGTCTGAGTACCGAGTTAATGCTAAAGACGACATTGATGCTTTGTTTGCCGATGACCAAAACATCTCTGAAGAATTCAAATCTAAAGTTACTACGATTTTTGAAGCACGTGTTATTGACCGCATTCAACAAATCGAAGAACAAACTGAAGCTAAGTATGCCGGTATGCTTGAAGAAGCTATCGAGTCTGTACGCACTCAGTTAGAAGAAAAAGTAGACGACTATGTTAACTACGTAGTTGAACAATGGCTAGAAGAAAACGCAATCGCTATCGAATCCGGTTTGCGTGCTGAATTGGCCGAAGACTTTATTTCTGGTCTACACAAATTGTTTGCTGAGAACTACATCAATGTACCTGAAGACAAGGTAGAATTGGTTGATGAGTTGGCAACTAAAGTGGAACAGTTAGAGTCCAAATTAAATGAAGAAATTGAAAAGAGCATCGGTTACAAGAAGTCTTTAATCGAAGCCACAAAACAAGAAGTTACCCGTTCTGTTTGCGAAGGCCTAACAGAAACTCAAGTTGAAAAAATCAAATCGCTTGCAGAGAGCGTTGAATTCTCCACAGAGGAAGAATACCAAAACAAACTTGAGACAATCCGTGAAAACTACTTCCCATCTGGTGTTAAAAAGGCAGACGAAGAGCAACTACACGAACAGGTATCTGCAGAAGACGCAGGCGAAACTAAGAAACAAGTAAGTGCCGACCCATATGTGTCATCTGTTGCTAACGCTATTTCTAAAACCAAACTATAAATTAATCAAGGAGATTAAATATGTTACTTTCTGAACAACTTCAGACCAAATGGGCAACGGTCATTGACCACCCAGAACTACCAAAAATTACTGACCCATACCGCAAGGCTGTGACTGCTGTTATTCTTGAGAATCAAGCTCAAGAAATGCAGAAGCAATCTGGTATGATGATGGAAACTGCACCAACCAATTCTTTGGGTGGCACAGGTTATTCCGGTGGTTCTACTGCAACAGGCCCTGTTGCCGGTTTCGATCCAATCCTAATCAGCTTGGTTCGCCGTTCTTTGCCTAACCTTATCGCTTATGATATCGCTGGCGTTCAACCAATGACAGGCCCAACAGGATTGATCTTTGCAATGCGTTCTACTTACGGTACTAACCGTGATGTGAATGGCGGTGCTGTCGAAGCTTTCTACAATGAAGCCAACACTGGTTTCTCTGGTGATAAAGCTACACAAACAGCTATTTCTATGGCTGCTAATACTGCTTTGGGTAACCAAAACGTTTTTGCTTCTACAGTTACAACTGGCGGTGCAATGGCAACTTCTGTTGCTGAAGATTTGACATTCAATGAAATGGGCTTCTCAATTGAGAAAGTTTCTGTTACTGCAAAGTCACGTGCTTTGAAGGCAGAGTACTCAATGGAATTGGCACAAGACTTGAAGGCAGTTCATGGTCTAGACGCAGAAACAGAATTGGCAAACATCTTGTCAACTGAAATTCTTGCTGAAATTAACCGTGAAGTTATCCGTACAATTTACTCTGTTGCTAAAGTTGGTGCTCAAGTTGGTACTACTACTGCAGGTACATTTGACTTGGATACAGACTCCAACGGTCGCTGGATGGTTGAAAAGATTAAAGGTTTGGCATTCCAATTGGAACGTGAAGCTAATACAATCGCTAAGACAACCCGTCGTGGTAAAGGTAACGTGATGATCTGTTCATCTGACGTTGCTTCTGCTTTGGCAATGGCTGGTCTTTTGGACTACCAATCTGCTTTGAACAGCCAAGTTAACTTGACAGTTGACGATACTGGCAATACATTTGCTGGTACATTGTTCGGTCGTATCAAAGTGTACATCGATCCATATTTCGCTGCTAACTCCACATCCGAGTTTGCCGTTATGGGTTATAAGGGTTCTAACGCATATGACGCAGGTATTTTCTACTGCCCATACGTTCCTCTACAAATGGTTCGTGCAGTTGATACAAACAACTTCCAACCAAAGATTGGCTTCAAGACACGTTATGGTCTAGTTGCTAACCCATTTGCAGAAGGTGCTACACAAGGCGTTGGCGCATTGACCGCTAGAGCTAACTTGTACTATCGTGCATTCAAGATTTCTAACTTGATGTAATAGAAACCCCGTTAAGAGGGTTACTTAAAAGAGAGGGTCGAAAGACCTTCTCTTTTTTTTCGCCTAAATATACGTATGACAGCACTAACAAGAAACCCATCAAATCCAAATTTAATTCATCCAAATAAATTTGAGTTAAATTTTGGTCGACTACCAAACATGCAGTACTTTTGCCAAACGGTAACAGTACCTGGAGTTTCATTGTCGGAAATACCAAAGCCAACACCTTTTGTTGACATGTACATTCCAGGTGAGAAAGCCATCTATGACTTGTTAAACGTAACCTTTATGGTTGACGAAGAACTACAGGCATGGAAAGAAGTACACGATTGGATTCGTGCCATGACATTCCCTAAAGATTACTCTGAGTATCAAAACTTGGCAAACTTGAATCGATATTCAACTTTAGGTAAAACTACAGGTCCCCAATATTCTGATGCAACAATTACCATATTGTCATCATCAAATATTCCATTGTACCGATTTAAATTCTACGAAGTATTCCCAACAAGCATATCTTCATTCGCCATGTCATCTACCGACACGCCAGAGAATATCATTACTGCCGATGCCACATTCAGATTTACCTATTACGATATTGACAAACTGTAATTTATAATGTATACTCCTAACTAGGAGGCTCTATGACTAAACTTGAAGAACTGTTGGAGATGTGGCGTAAAGATGCACAGATTGACCGCACACAACCCAACGTTGAACTGATTAATATTCCACAACTACACTCGAAGTACTTGACTATCATGTCAAAGCACAGACTTCTTTCTAAAGAAGCTGAGTTTAAGTTTAACAAATATAAAAAAATAAAGTGGGAATATTATACAGGCAAAATGGATGATGACGAATTAAAAAAATACGGATGGGAACCATTTCCATTTGTACTCAAATCCGACATTACTACATACTTTGATAGTGATGAAGATTTAAACAAACTCTCTGCCAGCAAAATAATGCATGATGAAATAGTTGATGTTTGCCAAAGTATTATGAAGGAACTCAACAGTCGTACATTTCAGTTACGTGACTATATTGCTTGGGAGAGGTTCATACAAGGCATAGGTTAATGGCAGATTTGATATTAAAAAAACTTAATGAAGCTTACATTAGGTTTGAATGTGAAAGAAACATAGCACAAGAGTTAAGTGATTATTTCACATTCTATGTTCCAGGTTACCAGTTTACTCCTGCTTATAAGTCTCGCATATGGGACGGCAAGATTAGATTGGCAGACCTAAGAACATTTAATATCTATCATGGTCTAGTTCCATACATTCAAAAGTTTTGTGAAGAACGTGAATACACATTAGAACTGGAAAAAGAAGTTAATATCACAACTAACTTCTCTGTACACGAAGCAAAAGAATTCATTACATCATTAAATTTGCCACTAGAGGTACGTGATTACCAACTAGATGCATTTGTAAAAGCCATTCGTAACAAACGAATGTTGTTATTATCACCAACAGCATCAGGCAAATCTCTTATATTGTATCTCATTCTTTCTAAGATACAAGAACAGAATCACTCTAAAGGTTTATTAATTGTACCAACCACATCATTGGTTGAACAAATGTATTCTGATTTTAAGTCATATGGTTATGATGTTGATACGTATTGTCACCGACAGTATGCAGGTAAAGATAAACACACAGATAAGTTTTTAACTATCACAACATGGCAATCTATTTACAACAGAGAGAAAGAATACTTTGAACAGTTTGATTATGTACTAGGTGATGAGGCCCACCAGTTTAAAGCAAAGTCTCTGACAACCATACTATCTGGTTGTGTGAATGCGTCCATGCGTGTTGGATGTACTGGAACATTAGATGGCACTCAGACACACAGATTAGTATTAGAAGGTTTGTTTGGTGCAGTTCATAAGGCAACAACAACTAAAGAATTGATTGAAAACAAACATGCTGCTGATTTTAAAATCAAATGTATTGTACTAAAATATCCAGATGTTGTATGTAAAGAATCCAGAAATTGGGATTACAATGCTGAAATGGATTACATTGTTGCTAGTAGAAAAAGAAATGATTTCATTAAGAATCTAACTCTATCGTTAGAAGGTAACACACTTGTATTATTCCAATATGTGGATAAACATGGCAAGTTTTTATATGAACACATCAAAGACAGTAACATAGATAGAACAATATCTTTTGTTTATGGTGGTACTGATGTAGAAGAACGTGAGAATGTTCGTGCCGTAACAGAAAAAGAAACTAATGCAATCATTGTTGCATCTTATGGTACATTCTCTACTGGTATTAATATTCGTAATCTACACAATGTAATATTTGCATCACCATCTAAGTCCAGGATTAGAAACTTACAATCTATTGGCCGTGTATTACGATTAGGTGATAACAAAGACCAAGCTGTGTTATATGATATCGCAGATGATTTTAGAACAGGCAAACATACCAATTATACCTTGCATCATTTCGTAGAACGTGTTAAAATATACGATGAAGAGAAATTTGAATATAAATTTTACAACGTAGATATAAAAGAATGAACAACGAATTATCAATTAAACTCTTTAGATTGGCAACAGGCGATGACATTATCTCCGCATTTGTTGAAGACATAGAGTCCAATAGTGTTATTCTGCAACACCCTATGAAATTAGTTTTTCGTAGGATTCCAACTGGTGCAACTATATTGGCTATGATGCCATGGTTGCCTAGTGAGTTGATTAAAGTCGATGCCGCTGTCATCGACCTTGCAGAAATTGTGACTATATTGGAATTGAAAGATGATATGGTTGATTACTACCTGAATGTAGTAGAGAAATTTTTGTTATCTACTGAAAACTCGGAAGAGATTTTTAGAGAGAGATTACTTGGTGCAATGGATCATTCTGAATTGGATAACCTAGAACAAGTAATGGAAGAGAAAACTAACAGTGTAATCCATTAACATGAAACAGCAACACCGCAATTATATGATTAAACCAACCAACGTGTCAAGCGTTAAATAAGGCAAATATGAGTACTAAACATTATGTGAACAACGCCGACTTTCTGAAGGCTCTAATTCAATACCGTGAGGATTGTGAAACCGCAAAGAAGGATGGTAAGGAAGATCCACAGATTCCAAATTATATTGGTGAATGTTTCCTGAAAATTGCGGAACACTTGTCTAGAAAACCAAACTTTATTTCCTATTCCTTCCGTGATGAGATGATGAGTGATGGTGTTGAGAATTGCCTGATGTACTTTCGCAACTTTGATCCGGTAAAGAGTAAGAATCCATTTGCTTATTTTACTCAAATCATATATTATGCTTTTCTCAGACGAATTATGCGTGAGAAAAAACAACTGTATGTTAAGTATAAGGCAACAGAAATGTTCGGCATACTAGATGAGGGTGAATTTCTATCTGATGATGATGGAGCCAACAAACAGTTCCAGTTGTATGAAAACATTTCCGAATTCATTTACAACTTTGAAGAAAACAAAAAGAAGAAAAAAGAAAGTAAAACTAAAGGACTTGAAAAGTTCATTGAAGAGATTGATGAAGATAAATGAAGATTGCTCTTATAAATGATACGCACGCTGGTGCTCGTGGTGACAGTTTACCTTTTAATGAATACTTCTTCAAATTCTGGGAAGGTACATTCTTTCCTTATTTGAAAGAACACGACATTAAACATATCTGCCACCTTGGTGATGTGGTAGACCGAAGAAAGTTTATTAACTATGTTATTCTGAATTCGTGGCGTAAACGATTCTTTGATGTGTTAAAGAACGAAGGCATTACCATGGATGTAATTGTAGGTAATCACGATGTGACTTACAAGAACACAAATGAAATCAATGCCATGAATGAGTTGTTTGACCACTATGATAACATAAATGTGTACACAAGTCCAGTAAAGAAGAACTATGATGGTACAGAAGTATTGATGGTGCCTTGGATTAATTCTAGTAATTACCAAGAAACCTTAGATGATGTACAACAAACAACCGCACAGATTGTATTTGGTCACTTTGAGATTGCTGGCTTTGAAATGGACAAAGGTAATATTTGCCATACAGGCTTAGAAAAGAAGATGTTTGACCGATTCGATACTGTATTGTCTGGCCACTTTCACCACAAATCAAGTGATGGCAACATTTCTTATTTGGGTAATCAGTATGAAATTACTTGGGCAGATTATAATGACCAACGTGGCTTTCACATCTTTGATACCGACACAAGAGAGTTGACATTTGTACCAAATCCACATAAGATGTTTCATAAGATAACATATGATGATGGCGCACAATCATTTGAAGATTGGAAGACACATGACTTTAGTTTATACAAAGAGTGTTACATTAAAGTTGTTGTAATAAACAAACAGAACCCTTACCTGTTTGATACAGTATTGGATAATTTATATAAATCTGGTGCAGCTGATATATCCATTGTTGAAGACTTCAATGATTATGATACCGACATTGATGCCGATATTGTGGATCAGGCAGAAGATACAATGACCATACTATCAAAGTACATAGATAACTTGACAATTAATGTAGAACGTGATAAACTCAAGAACTTAATGAAAGAATTATACGTTGAGGCATTGAATACAGAAACTTCAGAATGATTATTTTTAGATATGTAAAATGGAAGAATTTTCTATCCACTGGCAACAGTTGGACTGAAATCAAGTTGGACAACTCACACAACACACTAGTAGTCGGTGAAAATGGTTCAGGCAAGAGCACAATGTTAGATGCATTGTGTTTCTCTTTGTTTGGCAAACCATTTCGCAGCATTAACAAACCCCAACTTGTAAATTCAATCAATGGCAAAGATGCTGTGGTTGAAGTTGGTTTTGATACCGCTAACAAATCATATAAGATTGTTCGTGGTATCAAACCAAATGTATTTGAAATTTATCAAGACGGTGTTCTAATCAATCAAGAAGCCGCAATGCGTGACTACCAAGAATTCTTAGAGAAGTTTATTCTCAAGTTGAATTACAAATCATTTACTCAGATTGTGATTCTTGGTTCGGCATCATTCACACCATTTATGCAGTTGTCTCCAGGTGATCGCAGGTCTATCATTGAAGACTTGTTAGACATTCAAATCTTTTCCACTATGAACAGTTTGGTAAAAGAACGAATGACTGAGAACAAAGAACTGTCAGTTGCCAAAAAGAGTGAGATCGAATTGGCAAAACAGAAACATGAAATGCAGAAGAAACATATTGATGAGTTGAATCAGAACAATGACCTAAGGGTAAAACAATATGAGAATGAAATTCAAACTAACAACAACGCCATACAAACCTTACATGGAGAAGTTGCTAATGCCAGTACATTGGTCGAAACGTTGTCAACATCAGTGGCAGAGAAATCTATTGTTGAGGATAAGGTCAAGAAGATTACAAAGCTTGAATCTCAAATTGAGAGCAACTTATCCAAACTACGTAAAGATATCAGTTTCTTCCAGCACAATGATGATTGTCCAACTTGTAGGCAAGCCATTGCCTCGGATTTCAAAGATACGGAACTTCTCAATCTAGGTACAAAAGTTGGTGAGTGTGAACATGGATTGACACAATTAGAATCCAAGTTACTTGCGGAACAAACTAAGTTGAATTCTATCTCCGAGGTACAGAAACAGATTCAGGCACTACAGATTCAGATTGCCACAAAGAGTACTTCTATTACCGAGATTAACAAGTATATTGTTAAAATACAAAAAGAGATTGCGGCATTGCAATCAAATAAAGATTCAACAGAGACACAACAAGTCCAGCTACAAGAACTCGCAAATCATTTGAGTAAGCTAGAAGAAGACTTAAGAGCATTAATAGATACAAAGACATATTATGAGGCCGCTTCGGTGTTGTTAAAAGATACAGGCATTAAAACAAAGATTGTTCGCCAGTATTTACCAATCATTAATAAATTGGTCAATAAGTATTTATCTACCTTAGATTTCTTTGTCAACTTCAACCTCGATGAGTCGTTTAAGGAAACAATCAAGTCTAGGCACCGTGATGAGTTTTCATATGCATCGTTTTCTGAAGGTGAGAAACAACGTATTGATATGGCCTTGTTACTGACATGGCGTGCTGTCGCCAAGTTAAAGAATTCATCCAACACCAACCTGTTGATACTGGATGAGGTCTTTGATTCTTCACTAGATACAGAAGGTACTGAAAATCTAATGAAGATACTACACATGTTGGAAGATGTTAATCTGTTTGTTATTTCACATAAAGGTGATATACTACAAGACAAGTTCCGAAATGTGATTCGGTTTGAGAAGGTAAAGAATTTTTCTAGAATAGTGAGGTAATTATGAAAGAGTTTTTAATTAAAGATGATGCGGCATTTAAGTTACGTGTTCAGGTTAAACCCTGTTTCGTACCAAAAGATTTGAATGCAGTATATTTTGTGCAAGAAGTTTTGGGTGAAGATGAAGAGATTGTTCATTCATCAACATATGAATTCTTTTTGACCAATGAAGAGATTGCAAAATTGTGTGAAGGATTAACCAATGAGTGAGGTACTCACGTTTAATACCGAAAGTAATACAGTTGTCAAAGAGTCAGAAATTGTTCCATTGAAAATTTATTCTGATGCTTTCGGTATGTTGAAAGAGGTAATGCCTGAATACACAGACAAGTTACCTAATAATAACATGGAGAGATTCTCCAAACAAATGCACCTGACAAGGAAGATGTATAATGGTATTGGTCTTGCAGCTAACCAATGTGGTATTCGTGCCCGTGTATTTGTAATCGGTACAGGTGATAGAGATGATTTTAAAATTACCTGTATCAACCCACGTGTGGTAAAAGAATCGGATAACATTGTGCGAGACAAAGAAGGATGCTTGTCTTACCCTGCATTACATGTTACAATAGGACGTCCAGACAACATTGATGTTGAATTCACTAATGAAAAAGGTGAACTTGTCAATATGAATTTGACTGGAGTAACTGCTCGTTGTTTCTTACATGAGTTGGATCATTTGAATGGTGTGTTAATGGCTGACAGAGTTGGCAAAACTTCCATGATGATGGCCAAAGAGAAACAGATGAAGCGACTAAAGAAATTTGAAAGAAACTATAAACGTGGCATACGCATTTGATCCTAAAGATGATATCGAAACACAATACAAAAAGTGGTTAGACTCAGGTATTGTTTATAAAGATATTGATTTGGGTGTTCTAACAGAGAACGTTAAGAAAGATTTGACGTTCGTATCAGCTATGGATGTTAAAGAATACACCTTGTACCAGAAATGGTGTGAGGTGCATGAGAAATATCCAACTGAGGAGATGAACACCTTGTTTGGAACTGAGATGCAGTTAATTGACCCCTCTCAGAAAACAATGATTGATGAAGTTAAGGCCAACATTTGGACGCCTGATTCACCTGATGCATACTTAGATTTGGAACCTGTTCTAATCTATACTGATGACTCTGGTGAAAAAGTATCCACAGGTATGGACGGCACCAATGTAACTCAGAAAATTAAACGTTCTGATTTACCTGAAAGATGGAACGCAGCACGTACATTCATTTCAACAATGAAGAACAACTCTAACATTGGCCGTAATTTAAATTTCTTTGCACAGGATAAGAAGACAGGTAAGTACCTTGGTGTTATCTGTATCTCATCCGACTTCCTAGATTTAACACCAAGAGATAATGTAATTGGTTGGGAACGTGAGAAGAAAACACAAGGCGGTATGATTAACTATACTGCCATTGGTTCTACGATTGTTCCGTTTCAACCATTAGGTTATAACTACGTTGGTGGTAAACTACTTGCTTTACTTTGTTTATCTGATACGGTACAAGATTTGTGGAAGAAACAATATGGTGATACACTAGTTGGTGTTACTACAACATCACTCTATGGTAAAACCAAGGCAAACGGATTAAGTCAATATGATAATCTTGACCATTGGTTGCCGATGGGCTTTACATCTGGTTCTGTCTCATTTGAACCAGAGAGAGATACTAGATATGAAATACGTGAATGGTTAAAAAAGAATCATACACGAAAATACTTTGAATGGTACGTTGCAAAGAAACCTAGTGGTCAACCATACAAGCGTGACCACAAGAATCGTTCGTTATCATTCACATATTCAAAGTTAGGTATTCCTAAAGAGTTGATTCGTTCAGAACATGCTCGTGGAATTTATTTCAGTCCATTGTATGATAACACATATGATTTTCTTTGCGGCAAATGTGACGGCAATGATTTGAAAAAGTCGTTCGAAACGTCTACAGAGAGCCTAAGTAATACATGGAAAGAAAAACATGCAAGAGGTCGGATTGGTTTTCTAAAGAAGAAAAACAAAGTCTCTACCGAAACATTGTTTTATGATGATTTGATTTATTTGTCATGGCAAGAAACTAAGGATAAATATCTAAGTCAAGTAGGAAGATAAATGCGGTTTTCCGTGAAACGTCCCTCCCAAGGGAAAAGTTGGTTAAACTCCATAAAACCGCTCCAATTAGAGGTGTTGTAGAAATACAACATCTCTTTTTTTATGCTTGCCATTTTCCATGGTTCCTCTATAATTAAACCTTTACAGACGAACATGGACAACAGTTCCACAAGTAGTACTAAAGTATTCATTTTTTGAGGGCTTGCCAAACGCCCCAATTCTGTTATAATTAATGCATACATCGGGAAATAATATGCAATATTCAGTACAATCCAAGTCTCAATTAGCCAAGTTGTTGGCTTCAGAGAACCTTATTGTTGAACACAAAAAGGTTCAGACCGCATCCTTTGACCTTAAGAATCGTATTTTGTCATGTCCAATCTGGAAAGATATGTCAGGCGAAATGTACGACCTTTTGTTAGGGCATGAGGTTGGTCATGCATTAGAAACACCTGAAGAAGGTTGGCATGATGCTGTTACTACAGGCAAATCCAAATTCAGTAAAAACTTCAAACACTTTTTGAATGTTGTTGAAGATGCCCGTATCGAAAAGAAAATCAAACGTAAATTTCCAGGTATTAAACCTTCATTCATTAAAGCTTATGGCCAATTAATTGACCGTGATTTTTTTGGTATTAAAGACCAAGATGTAAATGCATTGCCGTTTATTGACCGCTTGAATTTATATACTAAAGGTGGTTATAATCTTGGTATTAAATTTGATAATGCCGATGAATCTGCTTTATTAGAAGCAGTAGAAGCTTGCGAATCATGGGAAGATGTTGTTGAAGTTACTGGTGCTATTTTTGATTATTCGAAAAAAGAACAACAGGAAGAATCTAAACTGAAACAAAAATCAACAGCTGGTGATTCTTATGGTGAGAATGATGATTACGATTATGATGAATCGGATAATTATAGTGATTATGATTATGATGAATCGGATGATGGTGATGATAATACCAATGATGGTGACGATACAGAAAATGATAATGATGGAGATTCTGATTCTGAATCCGATGAAACAACTGGTGAAGAATATGGCGAACGTAAAGTTAATCGTTATAAAGATACTAGAAATTCATTTTCAGATAATGATGATGATTTTGAACCACGTTGTGAAACTGATGAAAACTTCCGTGATAATGAAGGCCTTTTGCTTGATGAGAAAAGCAAAGAATATGTTTATGTGAATATACCAAAATACAATCCAAAAAATTCAATTACACCATATAAACGTGTACATGAATTAATGGAAAATTTCTGGTTTAAAGGTGAATATCTTCCTGATGTTGAACATAATCGTTCAGTGCAAGAAAATCTTTTGAAAGAATTTAAAAATCGTAATGAACGTTATGTATCATTACTTGCCAAAGAATTTGAAATGCGTAAAGCTGCCTCCAAATTCTCTAAACAAAAGATATCGGAGACTGGTGATATTGATATCTCCCGCATTTACAAATATAAAGTTGATGATAATATCTTCCGTAAAGTGATGCGTGTACCAAAAGGTAAATCACACGGATTGGTTTTGATTCTTGACCGTTCAGGTTCCATGGATGATAATATGCCCAATTCAATTGAGCAGATTTTAATTCTAACCATGTTCTGCCGCAAAGTGAATATTCCTTTTGTTGTATATGGTTTTGGTAATTGTATGGCTAGTCGGGCTTTAGATATTCAATTTGATGGTGGTAAAATGCCTCCTTCATTTTCTAAAAATAAAAATGACTTGTATTTCTCCGATGTTTTTATGCGTGAATATATGAATTCACGTATGGGTAATGCCGAATTTAATCGTTGCCTCCGTAATATGGTTTCATTAATGAATTCATATATGCCAAGATTTCAACGTAAGATTAATCGTCCCAGTTCAGAAACATTATCTAATACACCAATGATTGAAGCTATGGTTGCTTCACGTTACATTACTAATGAATTTCGCAAAGTGAATAATCTTGATATTGTTAACATGGTATTAATCCATGATGGTGATGCCGATAATATATCTGGTTATTATGAAGAAGGTATGACTGATTATGGTACTTACAAAACAAATTGGTTTAGTGAGAAAACACAATCGGTTGTTATTCGTGATGAACAATCTAAAACTGAATTTCTTTTGAAGAATGAAAACAATAAAGATAATGATCCAATGCGTGTCGCTATTTTTGATTGGTATAAACAAGTTACTGGTGCAAAGATTGTTGGTTTCTTTTTGATTGGTGCTGGTCATCATGCAAGAGCTGCTATTCAACGTAAATATATTTCTGGTAATGAATTGCCTGTTAAAACGGATCAATACAATTCTTATGAATCACATAATCGTTGGTTGCGTGAAAAAGAAGAAGCACGTGAAATGCTTAAAGTGATTAAAACAACCAAGTTTTTAGAATCTAAAAATGGTGGTTACAACAAATTCTTTTTGATTCCTGGTGGTAATGATTTGAATATTGAAGAAGAAGAATTATCTGTTGAAGGTAATGTCACTGCTTCTAAATTGCGTACCGCATTTATTAAGATGAATAAGAAAAAACAGGTAAGCCGTGTCTTGGTTAACCGTTTTATTGGTGAAATTGCAATGTAATACTAAAGTAGTACTGTTGTTTTTATGCAACAGTGCTATTGACAAACCTTGTGGTTTTGATATAATTGGTATATTAAATTGATTGATGGAGTTTTTGTGATGCGTGGTATTCAAGTTGACAAACGTGAAAAGTTTATTTCTATTGCCTCTTCCTCAGGCAAGGACATTTTAACATTACAGGATATTAAAGACCTGTGCGTTGAAAATGATATTAAGTTACCTCAGTGGTATTTGAAAGATATGGATTATCGTGCTGGTCGTGGTCTATATAAAGTTCCCTCTAACAGCGCCAACATAGTTAACATGGCGCCAGCTCAAGTTATACAAATGAAAAAACCCGAACCTGTTGCGCCAACCGGCAATCGTATTACCAATATTGTTACTGACCTCGAAACAGAAAATCTGGTTCCAAAACAATATGCAAATTATGTTCCTTTTGGTAACTTTGATGATTTGTTGGCAATTGTAAAAAGTAATTTGTTCTACCCTATTTTTATTACTGGTCAATCTGGCAACGGCAAAACAATGTCAGTTGAACAAGCTTGCGCTAAAGCTAAACGTAAATTTGTTTGCGTATCAATGACACCTGATACCGATGAAAGTGATTTGCTTGGCAATTATGTTTTGATTAATGGTCAAATGGAATGGCGTGATGGTCCAGTTACCGTTGCGGCTCGACAAGGCGCTGTGCTGTGTATTGATGAAATTGATTATGGTGCTCAGAACCTGTCCTGCTTACAACGTGTTTTAGAAGGCAAACCTTTCTTGCTTAAAAAGAAGAATGAAATGGTTGCACCTGCTGAAGGTTTTACAATTGTGGCTACTGCCAATACAAAAGGTAAAGGTTCAGAAGATGGTCGTTACATGTTTACCAATGTTTTGAATGAGGCTTTCCTTGAACGTTTCTTGAATACATATGAACAAGAGTTTCCTCCAATCAACGTTGAGAAGAAAATCATTCGTAAAGAATTGGCTTCTTTGAACCGTACTGATGATGAATTTGCCGAGAAATTGGTAACATGGGCTGATGTAATTCGCAAAACGTTTGCTGAAGGTGGTGTTGATGAAATTATTTCCACTCGCCGTCTGGTACACATTTGCAAAACGTATTCTGTGCATGGTGACCGCATGAAGGCACTTGCCCTCTGCTTGAACCGTTTTGATGCCGATACCAAATTATCATTTATTGACCTGTACACCAAACTGGATGCAGGCGCCAATACGGCTAATCAGCAAGTGAACGTAGATGCAATTTCGGCAAACAGTGATGAATTACCATTCTAATTGCCTGAAAACTGTTGACAAGTGTTAATAGTTTTGTTATAATAGAATTTCTGAGAGAATGAACCACCTCTCAGAATTATTTGAAGTGTGGTTCGTTTTTATTATTTAAATTTTGGAGTTATTATGTCCGCTAAAGCAAAAATCTTGTCCTACTTGAGCAAATCTGATGGTTACAACACGTTGACCGTTAATCAAGCTCGTGCTCGTTTCAACGTTCAGAACGTTGCTGCTCGCATTAACGAATTGCGTGAAGAAGGTCATGCTATTTACTTGAACACCCGTATCAAGTCTGATGGCGAGAAAGTTTCTTTCTATCGTCTAGGCACACCAACTAAGCGTCAAGTTGCTGCTGGCTTGCAAGCACTTCGCACTGCAGGAATGTCAACTTTCGCCTAAAAGAGTAGTCTCTTTGTAAGAGGAGTAGGATATATAAGTATATCCCTCCTCTTTTTTTATGGAATAAATTATGGAAATACAAGTCAAAGTTGAAGATTTGAAAAAGAATAAACTGTTTGTGGCTACACCAATGTATGGTGGCATGGCACACGGGTTGTACCTGAAGTCTTGTTTAGACCTTCAAGGTATTATGTCACGTTATGGTGTTGATGTTAAGTTCTCTTTCCTATTTAATGAATCACTTATTACACGTGCAAGAAACTACCTCGTAGATGAATTCTTGCGCTCAGATTGCACACACTTATTGTTTTTGGATTCTGATATTCATTACAACCCACAAGATGTTGTAGCATTATTGGCATTAGATAAAGATGTTATTGGTGGTCCTTACCCCAAGAAATCAATCAATTGGAATAACATTGCACATGCCGCACGTAACCATCCAGATTTGGAACCACGTGAATTGGAAACATTGGTTGGTGAATATGTATTCAATGTTGTTAAAGGCACATCACAATTCTCAGTTACCGAACCACTAGAAGTATTAGAAATTGGTACTGGTTTTATGTTGGTTAAACGTGAAGTCTTCGATAAGATGGCTGTAGAGTATCCAAACATTCGTTACAAACCAGACCACGTTGGTCAGGCCCACTTTGATGGTTCACGTTACATTCATGCTTACTTTGATACTGTAATCGACACCAAAGACTCTATCACAGGCGGTGGTTCAGAACGTTATCTAAGTGAAGATTATATGTTCTGTCAAATGTGGCGTAAGATGGGTGGAGATATCTTCTTGTGCCCATGGATGAAGACACAACATATTGGTACATATGCCTTCTCAGGTAATATGCCTAAAGTAGCAGAGTTAACTGGAAGGTTATAATGGTTACTGGTCGTAAGTTTGATGTTGGCAAACTAGAATATGGTTTGTTGCCGCCTCTTGCGCTAGAGGAGACGGTTAAAGTTCTTACCTTTGGTGCTCAAAAATATGAACGTGATAATTGGCAGAAAGTACCTGATTCTAAACGCAGGTACTTTGATGCATTACAACGGCACGTTTGGGCATGGAAACAAGGTGAGCAACTTGACCCCGAATCTGGCATACATCACTTGGCTCATGCTATGTGTTGCCTAATGTTTTTATATGAGCATGACATTAAATATTCGCTTGACAAAGACAAGTAAACCATATATAATTAATTTTTTGGAGTATATTATGAAACTATCGAATGACACCCTAAACGTACTGAAAAACTTCGGTGCAATCAACCAAGGTATTTACTTTCGCAAAGGTAATACATTGAAGACCATGTCTTCACACAAAAACATCCTAGCACAGGTCAACATCACTGAAGATGTTCCTGCTGACTTTGGTGTTTATGACCTCAACAATTTCTTGTCTGTTGTATCTCTACACAAAGATGATACCACATTTGAGTTTGACGATAAGCATGTTGTCATTGTTGGTAACAAAGGTCGTTCTAAAATCAAGTATCGTTTCTGCGATCCAACTATGATTGTTACGGCACCAGAGAAAGAATTGCAGGTACCAAATCCTGAGATTACTTTCACTTTGACTGCAGAAGATTTGGATTGGGTACTACGTGCAGCTAACGTATTGTCCTCACCACAAATTGCCGTTGAATCTGATGGTACCAAAATCAATTTGGTTACACTAGATACAACCAATGACTCAGCACACACAGATTGCCTTGAACTTGGTGATGGCAATGGCAGTAAATACAAGATGATTTTCCGCACAGAAAACATTAGCAAGGTTATGCCTGGTGCTTATGATGTGAATATTTCTTCAAAAGGTATTTCACATCTACGCCACAAGGGCAAAGATTTACAATATTGGATTACTACCGAGGCCGGTTCAAAGTTTTCTAAAGAATAAACACAACTAAATAATAAGTTACATCATGTAACGGCCTAAAGAAAAACGATAGTGACCCTATGCAGTATTTTTAGGATATCAACTTAACAATTAGCTGAACGCTATTAGAAAGACACTCAATGTATAATGACAATTTATTTC